CACGATAGTTGAAGCAACCAGAAACGGTTGTCCAACCTTCCGACTCGAGAGAGTCGCACACGACTCCCAGGCGGGGTTTATTCACCCCGCAACTCCTGTAAACAGGAGTTCCATGTAACATGACACACAGCTAAGTTGCTGTGTGCCATCCGAGTGTCATGCCGACGACTCGGGGGCGCCCTGAACGTTCTAGGTGCTTCTCAGTCGACTCTGGCAAGAGCCAACTCAGTGCGCGGCGCAGCTTCCCAGCTGACTTTGAATCCGTCTCAAGAACTTCAGACGGATTACCGCGCTCTGCTTTGGATAGGCACTTGAGCAGTGCGTCCGGTCCATCCAGAAATGAATCTGGTATGACCGACCTCGCTACGAAGCCCTTGACAAGGGGGCGATGTAGTTTGGAACAGTCCCGCTCGGCGTTGTAGCCAAGGAAACTATGACGCCCTAACACAGGAGAGGTCTGGAGAACCACTGGAAGCGGTATAATCCGCTCCAACAGCATGTCCAGGTGGCGAGCAGTCTTCCACATCCCAGCAAAATATAGCTGGTTGCGGAAACTCACTGTCGACACTATCTCCCGAACGTCCCGCTGTGAGGTGGGGAGCACAGTTCGCTGGCGGACTATTGATACGTCCTCTCCAGCATAGTACTCCTTGCCACAAGACTCTCTGAAACTGCCAGACCAGAAAGACTTGCTCGCATTAACCCGAAACCCAAAAGCTTCGAGTTCCGCGATCACAGCACCGACACAGTCGACGGGGACAATGATATCGTCCCCGTAGACACGCACCTGTCCCGCGTAGGACCTGATGGTCCTTTGCGAGAGTGGGCTGCTGAGCCCTCGTTCCAGAGCCATGAAGATCACGGTAGCAAATACCATGGCCTCCAACGGGAACGTGAGGGCTGAACCCATAGACGCGAACTTGGCCAGGCGAATTACACCATGGCCAGGCACATCAGCCTTCCTCGACCTGCTTGCGTCCACGACCCCCGCAAGGGAGCTGTGGTTTCGAAGCAGGTTTCGTACGTGCTGATTCGAGACTCTATCGGAGGCCTCTGAGAGGTCAAGGGTAGCGAGGGTTCCATTCCTAGAGCCCTCCTGAGCAAGACGCTGATTAGGCATCTGCTCATCCCATCCGATAAGCTGTCGAGCGAAGTCATCCGCTTCGACGGCACGCCGGAGTGCGCCCAGTAACGCTTGCTGCACGAATTGCATGCAAGCAGGTTCTTGGGCGATGATCCGGGGAGCCTTGAGGGTCTTAGGCACCGTGACGACCCTGACGGGTCGTTCAGCGCCGGGTTCAAGGAAGTGCAACTCCGAGATGTGAGAGTGGTACCTAAAGTTGGGTACAAGATGCTCCCCAGAAGGGAACACTTGCTCCAACCGATCGGTCCATTCTCGCTGCCTCCATTTTCCGTTTCCACGGAGTCTGTCGGCAGTTTTACCGGGGCCGTGCTTCGGGATGAGCCTGCCAAGTTGGCGGGTTTCCCCTCCCACACTGAAGACAAGTTCGTCCACAGCGGAAAGAAGAGGAGCCCAAAGCAAAGTACCGACGCGATTGAAACGACGAATCCGATCTGGATCCAGCCGTGCGTCGGCATCACGAACTTCCTGTTCACACTCAATGTAGCCTCCTATTGCGGCGTCCCGACGTGCATCCGTGCACATCAGGTCGATCTTGGCGAACATCAGCGTTAGCTGACGCACCGCCCAGATATGTACCGTGGAGGGTTCACTGAGCAGCTTGCCCGTACTAGAATCGAACACATGGCAAAGGAAACCCCTGAGAAATCGGGGGAGACCCCCAGTCCGCCGGAAACCGGCAAACTGGTTGGAGCCAACCGCACCCAGGTCGAGACTTTTTTCGAAGTCCTTCCCGAACTGCGGTAGGGTTATCGTCAAAAACGACAACCCCTCGTGTTCAACTCTCTCCGCGAGAGTTTGTTCGTCGCGGATGGTGCTTGTGTGACACATGGTCCCCAAATCATCGAGGACCGACAGCAAGAGCGGCATGGGGCTTTTCACCGCGCCCCCTCAATGGGAGGTCGAAGGATCCTTGCACCACGTCCACGACTCGCGTTGACCCGTATTCACGGAGCTCTACCTGCCGTGGTTCGCCTAAATTCAGGCTAGCCACGGTAAGCAGGAGTCCGCAACAGCCAGTGATAAATCTCATGCACTGGCTGGTCAGTTCTCGCCACCAAGAAACTTGGTGATGTTGGCACCAGAAGTCGCCTGCATGTTGGCTAGAAAGCCGTCGATGACGGCCTTCTGCTCCGCAACCGTGTACCCAGTGAGAGGGACGTCCGCCACGACATAGAAAGTCATGGAATACGGGACGTTCGTCGCTGGGAACAGAGGGTCCGGAGCGTTCTTCTTGTGCACGATTCGTGCCGTTCTGCGAGCGCGCTTCCCGAGGGAATGCGCAACTGACAGAACAATGGTTCCGTCAGCGGTAGAAAACTCACCGCTACGAACGCCACTGCTGACACGCGGCAATGAAGCCGCGCCAGCTGGCACGATCGTAACTGACTGTGGATCTGTGAACATGGGGCGTCGTCCTTGCTGAGATGTTCCAACAACCGAATAGCTGCTGGATCGTGTGCTATGGCTAGCTCCCTAGCTACCACAGCTTTCCAGGCGCCTTGGTAATACCAAGGGCCCCGAGAATCGACCACTGCCGAACATTGAATCCGTTCGGATCAAGGCCGAAACCGTAAGGGGTCGCCCGTACCCTCTGCTTCCTCACAGTTGAGAAAGTCAGAGAGATGGGACCACAGGATCCTACTCCATCCGGAATAGGCCCGTGCAGCGACAGGGTATGGTCACTGATGGTTTCACTCATCAGATACCCGTATCGCAAAACCAAGCCGTCTTCTGAAAGCTTCGAAGCATTGGCAATGTTATCGCCAATGTTCGCCTTCCAGTCAGATAGCCAACTCCATGGTGCAAGGTTCCAGAGCGTCTCGGCGTCAAGCCGAGTTCCGAGCAAGTGGTTAACCATCTGCTCGTACTCCTTCAGCCTGTTTAGGACATGATTGTCCTTCTGCAGGAAGTAGGTGAATGCGCCCGAGAACGTGACGGTATTTTGCGTCCGTCGCGTCTCTTTTAGAACCCCGCCCGTCGCCCTACCTAGCCACATCGAAGCGAACCCACTCGGAGAGACATTTTCGGCCCAACAGGTCGAATAGCCATCCGGGTAGGACTCCTCAGTGACGGTAGTAGGGAAGGTCAGTCGCCGGCGTATAGAATTGCCGGCGTCTCGCTGGAACTGGTCAAGAAGCCGTGAGGCATTCTTGATGGCGTAGAAAGTCTTGTGGACGTCGCTAA